CAATAAATATAACAATAAGAACTACAATAGGAAAAAAAGACTATGGTTATCAGCACACACAGGATTTGGATTATGTATTTCGTAATGTTATTTCTATTTGCCATCCAAATCTTAATGATGATGTTGGCGGATTACTTAAGGAAGCTATCGACATGGAAAAACCAGTACTTTTTGTGGAGGATAGCAAATACTATCTTCAAAAAATTTATGTTGGATAGATTATGGGAAAAAAATATCAGATTATTTATGCTGACCCGCCGTGGGATGTTAAGAAGATACTTCGTAAGGTAAGACCTAATCAGGTTGCTATGGATTATCCCACAATGTCATTAACTGAGATTAAGGCATTGCCCATTAAGGACATATCTGAAGATAACTCGTGTTTATTCTTATGGGCTACGCAATCGTATTTACCGAGAGCATTTAGCGTGATGGAAGCGTGGGGATTTAAGTATCAGCGAACTATCACTTGGGATAAACAGAATGGTATGTGTCTGTTTGGTTTTCATCATAGGACAGAGTTTTTATTGTTTGGTTACAAGGGAAAGATAGAAATGTATCCGAGAAGAAAAGCATTTCCTACAGTAGTGGTTGCTAAATCAGAACGACATTCTTCTAAACCACAGATATTTAGAGATTTAATATCACCTTTTGGAACTACAAAAATAGAATTATTCGCCCGCCAAAAGACAGAAGGTTGGGATGTTTGGGGAAACGAAGTTGAGAGTGATATTAAAATGGAGGCATAATGGAAGACAGGGTTGAACAACCTAAAGAAGTAATTTCTTCCCATGTTCCCACTTTGGAATATTCCCACCGTTTCTGGAGAGAGTGGTGTGAACATCCCAAGAATTACATTGACCATGAGGACAGAAGTGCATTCCTATTGCAGTATATACAAAAGTATTGCAAACCGGATTCACGCATACTTGAGATAGGTTGTAACGTGGGAAGGAATGTTAATTATCTTTATAACAACGGATTCAAGAATATAGAAGCAATAGAAATCAGTGAACGTGCTGTTCAATGTTTTGCCGAAACCTATCCTGAAACTTTCAAGAATGTAAAGATTTATAATATGCCCGTAGAGAACATCATTCATTTGTTCCCTGATAACCGTTATGACCTTGTATTCAGCATGGCGGTTCTCCAACATATCCACCCAGAAAGTGAATGGATATTCCCTCATATACGAAGAGTAGCAAAGAAATACGTTTTAACCATTGAAGACGAGAACGGAATGTCCAATGTTCATACGAATAGAAATTATAAGAAATTATTTGAAAAACTATATATGCGCCAACTTGAAGAAGATGAAGAAATCCAAGTTGTTAAAAACGGAAAACTCGTAGGATTATTTTCTGAGACAGAGAGGCAACATGGTGAAAGATATTTTGTAAGGGTTTTTGAGAAAGAAAACTTCCGTGCTGTTTACGGTGCAGGTAATGGTGGAAGAATGATAAAGACTTTCTTGGAAGAAGCCGGATACCAATTTGCTTACTTTGTTGACGATGACCCTGCCAAGAAATTTGAGGTTAAGTTTAAAGACTATACAGAAGATGTTCCATTGGTTATCGGTTGTTCAGATAAAGAAGTAAGGAAGAACGCAACAGGTAAATTGATTACCTTCGTCCACCCTACCGCTTATGTATGCAAAACCGCACTACTTATGGGTGGTTGCTTGATAAAACCAAGGGCAATGATAGGGCATAACGTAACCATAGGTCAGGTAACGATGATAGACAGTGGAGTTAATATAGAACATGATTCGCACATAGGAAACTGGTGTTATATCTCAGTAGGAACAAACATCGGAAGTTCTGTAACGGTGGGTGATGGCACATTGATAGGTATAGGGTGTAATGTTCAGACAGGAGTGAACATTGGCGAAAACTGTACAATAAACAGTGGTTGTACCGTATTTAATGACGTTCCGGACGGAACTACCGTAAAGACAAGAGTATGAATTATATAATCACTTCCAAGCCGGATTTTATAGGAGGAACTATCAGGGAATTAAAACCAAAGTATCTTTTCTTTCCCCATTGGTCTGATAAAGTTCCAAAAGATATTACACAGAATTACAGATGTATTACATTCCACGAAGGAGAAGTGCCTGGCGGTTCACCGATACAGAACCTCATCTTAGACGGAGTGGAAGATACGATTATTAGGGCGATAGTGATGAATGACACAATAGACGGTGGAAAAGTTATTTATGAAAGACACCTTTCCTTGGAAGGAACGGTTGAAGAAATTCTGCTTCGTGAAAGTAGAATTGTCGGAGAAATGATAAATGAGATACAAGCGAATAACTGGTAACGAATTAAAAGAAGGTAATCTTGAAAGTATCTACGACCAGATTCGTATGCGAGACGGTTCTACCTATCCAAGGACTTATCTCCGTTTCGGTGGGCTAAAAATGGAGTTTTCAAGAGCGTCTTTAAGACATGACGGAGTATTAGCAGATGTTAGATTTACTGAGATGTAAAAGGATTCTTACTTTAATGGCTCACCCTGACGATGAGACGTTAGGTTGTGGGGGAACGCTTGTAAGGGCAATGGAGAAAGGTTCTACGGTAGATATAGTCATACCGGTTAGACGCATAGAGGACGAGTGCTATGAAGCCATAAAGACGTTAGGGGTTACGAGTATTTCTTTCGGAGATTTCAGGGATAACGAAATGGACGATTACCCCTTAATGACAGTATCTAAATTCTTTGAGAATTATGTCGAGTTGTTTAATCCTGACTTAATATTCACACATTATCCAGATTGCACAAACCAAGACCATAGAGTATGTTACGAAGCGGCGATAATAGCTACAAGGAAAAGGAATGTAGAACTGCTTGGTTGTGAAATATTAAGCAGTACCGGTTATTTAAAGCCTGTAAGGTTTGAACCGAATATCTTTATTGAATTGAATGAAAGGCATATGAAAACCAAATGTGAAGCAATGAAGAAATATGTGAGTGAATTTCAGAATGGTCGTTCAGCAGAAAAACTTGAGGCATTGGCAAAGTACAGGGGGATATTCTCTAATGGACAGTATGCGGAAGCGTTTATGTTATTCAAAGGAATAGTATGAAGTTATATTTTGAAGATTTTAACGGAATCCTTGAAGAGTTACAGAATGTAAAAGAATTTGAGTTTGTACACGACCCAAGAGATTGTGATGTAATCGTTATTTGGAACGATGTCCGTGCGGAAATGCTTGAGATAGCTTTAATAAACGAAAAGTATATTCATAAACCCTTGATTATGATGCAACACGGAAGGGGTGCTTACAGGGAGTATCTTCCACCGAATAAGTTCAGGATGAAGGCAGACAAGGCTTTATGTTGGGGCGAAGGGGAAAAGGATTATCTGGTAAGGGCAGGTTACGGAGATAAGGCGATAGTTACCGGTTGCCCTCTTATAAACAGGATTATCCCTAAAGAAAAACATGATGGGAAGAATATCGTATTCTTGCCCGTAATAACCATGCACGAAGAACCGGATAATATCATTACCTATTTACAACTGAAGAGTATTGAAATGAAGTATGCCCAGAATAAACTAAGAGAGTACAGGGAGAAGTTAAGGGATAACTGGCACTCTTGGATAGTAGACCCAGGCTGTGTTACGGAAGGAGAAGTTCCCTATCATGTTCTAAGCAAAGATTGGCAGTTGGTTTCAAAGATAACTCCGGTGCATGATAAGAAATTATATACCGGTGGAATAGTCTTAACTCACCCAAGAAACAAAGAACACATCAACCATATCTATAAGTTACTTTCAGTAACTGATTGCGTAATCGCAATGGAAGAAGGTACGTTCCCGTTGCTGGCGATGGCGATGGACATACCCGTAGTTATGGTTGAAGGATTCCAATATAAAACCTACGGAGGTACTGATTACAAAGAATGTGAAATGATTAAAACTGATGGGGTGCGATATGCAAAGGTCGAAGACCTTGAGCAGGCAATCAATGAAGAACTTGCTAACCCTGACAGGTTGAAAGAACAGAGAAAGAAGGTTGTTGAAAGGGAACTGGGAACAAATCTCGGCAATCCTTTAGACAACGTAGTTAAAGTTATTAAGGAGACAAATGGGTAAAACTTTTATTACTGATGAAGTCAATGATATTTATACAGCGAAAGTAACAACCTCAGGTCAACTTTATGTGATGCCTAATCACAACAGTTTTTGGCATGTATCAGCAATAGCTTGTTCTTCTAATGCAATAGTCATTAGTTCAGCGCCTTGCTGGTTACACTCGGTTACAATCGGTTCATATCCGGCAACAGCAACGTCAATCAGACTTTACAACTTAGCCGCATCGGCAACTGGTTATTCGGTAACCGGTTCACTAAGTGGAACTACGAGTTCAATAGGTTACATTGATTTACCTGTATCAGCAGACACGTCAGCATCAAGCGTAAATAATCAGTTTCCTAAGACGCTTATCTATGACTTGTATTGCAGTTCCGGTTTATCATTGGCAGTATCGGCAGGAGACATTAAACCCAACAACGGTTTAACTATTACTTACAGAGCGTAATGAAGATTTTTTTCCAAGTAGACCATAGTGGATGCGCCTGGTGGAGATCGAGACAACCGGCGGCAATGATTAAGAAATTAGGACTTGCTGACGTTCAGATACTTTCTCTCTACGAGATGAATCCACAGGAGTTGGACGGAGTAATCAAATGGTCTGACGTAATAATAGGTCAGTCCGCAATGGGAGTTCAGTCAGTTACGATTGCATTGGCGTACAAGGAGATGGGTAAGGTTCTCTTAGTTGACTATGATGACCTTACCTTCTCCTGTTCGCCTTTTAATCCTGCCTACAAGACAATGGGGTTAGAAGAGGTAAAGATAAAGAAACCCGACAGCGAAGAAGAATACTATCTTTACAAGGACGGAGAGAATGGGTTCAGTATTAAAGACAACTATTTCCGTTACCGTTCACAGCAGGATATTATGAACATTGTGGACGGGATTACCACCACCACCGATTGTTTGAAGAAGGCTTTCATGTACTACGTTCCAGAGAGAGAAAAGGATATTTACATTCTTCCCAATTCCATAGATTTCAGTCTTTACAGACCATTCCCCAAGATAGATACGGGGCAGGTTAGGATAGGTTGGACAGCCTCTTCAAGCCATGGTTGTGAGATATGGTTAGTTAAAAATACGGTGAAGAGATTATTGAAGAAATATGGAGATAAGATTAAGTTTGTCCAACTTGGTTCGTTAAGGGAATTAAGTTACTCACTTACTCCTGATGAGATGGAATTTCATTACTTCGTAGATTTAAACGTATATCCCCTAAAGTTTGCTTCATTGAATTTAGATATAGGAATTTGTCCATTAGAAAACACGGAATTTAATAAACACAAATCCGCTCTTAAATGGAGTGAGTTCTCGGCATTAAGAATACCCACGGTGTGTTCAAACTTAGAACCTTATTTCCCCGTTGAAGAAGGCGTTACGGGGTTACTCGCAAAAGACGAAAACGAGTTTTATGAAAAACTATGTATTTTAATAGACAATGCAAAACTAAGGAAGGATATAGCCGACAATGCTTTTCAGAAGAATTACGAGGATTTTAACCTTGAGAAGAATTGCAAGCTATGGGTGAAGGCTTATGAAGAATCAACTAAAAGTAGCGGTGGTTGGACAGGGGTCTATAGGGAAAAGGCACTCAGAAAACCTCATGTCCCTGGGGCACAACGTAGTCCCTATTGATTTAGGCGATGCCCTTGCGTTTGATGTAGACTGTGCGTTTATCTGTTCCCCTACACAGTTACATTGTGAACAGGCATTGAGATACCTTGAAAAGAAGATACCCGTCTTTATAGAAAAGCCATTGACTTATTCATTGGAAGAATTATTGAAGTTCGCCCAGAATGCTTCAGGATTCGATGTAGTTAATATGGTTGGTTGTAATATGAGATTCCACCCTGCGATAAGAGATGCAAAGACTATCACCGAAAGGCGTAAAGTCTTATTCGCCCGTGCGGAGTTTGGTTACTATCTTCCGTTCTGGAGAAAGGGTGATTACACCAAGAGTTATTCAGCAGGGGAATACGGAGGAATAGTCATAGACGATATACATGAGATAGATTATCTCTTCTGGTTATTCGGAGAGATAAATAAAATGAATCTTGTCTGCGACAAGGTAAGTGATTTACAGATTAAATGCGAGGATATAGCCGAGATAGGAATACTATTTAAGAACGGTGTAAGTGCAAGTGTGCATCAGGATTACCTCGCCAAGAACTATCATAGAAGATTAACCCTTCACTTCGGAAGGGATATTATGACATTTGATATTCTACCCACCAATCTCATGTACAAAAAGGAAGTAGAATATTTTATATCCTGTGTGGCAAGAGATGAGATGCCCACTAATAACATAATGGAGGCTACCTATGTCCTGGAAAAGATTTTTACAGCAAAAAAGGATAGTGGCTATAATCCAAGCCCGTCTAACATCAACAAGACTTCCGCAGAAAATAATGAAGGACATCTGCGGAAAGCCGATGATAGAAAGGGTAATTGAAAGAGTTGTAAGTTCAGAATTTATAACTTTTCCTGTCCTCGCAAGTCCTCACAAGATACCTATTGATAACAGTATATCAAGATTCTATGGTTCAGAAAATGACGTTTTAAGCAGGTACTTTAAATGTGCAAAGAAATATAATGCAGATTATATCGTGAGAATAACATCTGATTGCCCATTAGTGCAACCTTTCCTTATAGACAGGGCGATTATGGTCGGGGTATTAGGTGGGTTTGATTTTGTTACCACTTGTCCACAGTGGGTAGACGGATTAGATGTAGAATTTTTTCCTATGAAAGTTTTGAAGTGGGCTGATAGAAACGCCAAAGACCCCTACGACAGGGAACATGTTACCTCGTTTATGCTTAAAAATGACTATGTAATGAAATGTTTTCTACCTGCCGAGATAAAGTTAAAAAGGAAATACTCGGTAGACAATATGGATGATTTGCAAAGAGTAAGGAGAATCTATGATTTGGGAGAACAAGACAATCTTGATTACGGGTGGGACGGGGTCGTTTGCTCAAAACTTCATAAAGATACTCGTAGGAAAGTACAATCCTAAGACTATAAGGATTTACTCCCGTGATGAGCATAAGCAGACTATCCTTATGAACAATTACGGAGGGGTGGGCAAGCAGAATAACCTTTCCGGTTTCATAGGTGATATAAGGGATAGGGATAGGTTAAACAGGGCTATGGAAGGGGTGGATATAGTAGTGCACGCAGCCGCTCTTAAACAAGTACAGTCCTGTGAATATAATCCCATAGAAACAATAAAGACAAACATTATGGGTTCAATGAATGTTATAGACGCAGCATTAGATCATAATGTAGAAAAGGTATTAGCGGTTTCAACGGATAAGGCAGTCAGTCCGTTAAATCTCTACGGCGCAACCAAGATGTGTATGGAGAAACTATTTATCAATGCAAATAATTACCGTGGTAAAGAAAGAAAGACAAAGTTCTGCTGTACCAGATATGGTAATGTGGCTGATTCACGGGGAACGATTGTTCCTATATGGCGGGAAATGATTATAAAAAAAGAAACTATTCCTATTACTAATATAAATGCTACCCGTTTTTGGATAGGGATGAAACAGGCAAATGAGTTCGTGGCTAATGTGATAGAGATGATGGATTACTTAAATGGCGGTGAGATATTCGTTCCTAATATCCCTTCTGTCAGGGTTATGGATGTATTCCACGCTCTTGCGCCAATGGCTAACTTCTCGGTCATTGGAGATAGGATTGGGGACAAGTTACACGAAACTCTAATTTCAGATGAAGAATCAAAGCATACCACAAAGATAAAAGATATATTTGTAGTTTATCCCAATAAACCTTTATGGAAATATACACCACCGGAAGGTGATTCAGTTAATATGCCTTTGGGTTTTGTTTCTAATAGTAACAGATTTTTGAGTGAAAATGAAATTAAAAAGTCCTTGGAAGAAAACTACTGATTTGATTCCTTGCGGAGTCCAGACGCTCTCAAAGATGCCTAATAAGCACGTTGAAGGTGTGTACCCTATTTATATTGAAGAAGGTCAGGGGTGTTATGTTTTCAGTAAAGGTAGAAGATATATAGACTACCCTTGTTCGTTGGGGGCGATTCTATTAGGACATAATTATTATGAGGTAAGTCAGGCAATAAGAAAGCAGTTAGATAAAGGGATTATATTCAGCTTGCCTTCATTTATGGAAACAGAACTTGCGGAAGAGTTAAAAGAAATGTTTCCTTATGCAGACAAGTTTCGTTTCTTAAAGACAGGTTCTGAAGCCACCTCTGCTGCAGTTAAGATTGCCCGTGCGTATACAGGAAGAGATAATGTCGGTTACTGTGGATTTCACGGTTGGCACGATTGGTACACAGTGAATACACAGAAGAACGCAGGTATACCAAAGGATTATCTGAAATACACCAAGGCTTTTAAATACAACGATATAGAAAGCGTTAAGAAGATTCTTGATAAAAATACCGCAGCTTTGATTTTAGAACCATACATCTACGAAGCACCAGGTGATTTCCTTTCACAACTTATAAGTTGTGCTCACGCTAACGGAACATTAGTCTTGTTTGATGAGGTAGTGACAGGATTCAGGACATTTAATTATTCTGCTGCTAATCTTTTTAATGTTACCCCCGACATTAGTTGTTTCGGTAAGGCTATGGCTAACGGATTACCTATCAGTGTTGTATGCGGAAAGAAAGATATTATGAATGTCCTTGAAGATGATTGTTTTGTGTCCTCTACTTTTGGTGGGGAGTTATTGAGTATTGCAGCCGCCCTTGCCACAATCAGAGTATTAAAGACCCAAAATGTAATAGAGCATATATACGAGATGGGTGATTTACTCAAAGGTGCTTATAATGACACTGCTGAGAAATTAGGCATAGAAACAAGATGTGTAGGTTTTCCTAACAGGACAATGTTTATGTTTCCCACAAATGTACATAAAGGATTGTTCTGGCAGGAGTGTATAAAAGATGGTGTATTCTTCGGATATGCACAATTCATATCGTTTTCACATAGAGATAGTGAAATTTGTTATACTATAGAAGTTATCAAGAATGCATTAAAAGTTGTACAGGAAAATTGGGATAATCCTATTAAAAAAATGGAAGGTAAAGTTCCAGCGGAAGTGTTTAGGCTTGTAGCGACCAAGGAGACCAATGGCTAATAAAACTTATACTACAATGAAAACCAATGTTGCCAACGAAGTGGGTGACAGCTCATCTTCTTTTGCTTCCAAAGTTGGCGTTTGGATAAATAACAGATACGAGGATTTTATAAACAGTTACCCATGGGAAGAATTGTTTTCCGTCTGTTCCGTAAATTCTACAGCAGGGGTCTGTGCGGTTAATATCCCAAATAATTTTGAACAGATAGTCTTTGTATGGGATGCCACTAACGGAACATATCTTACTGAAACTGACGAGCAAGAGGTCTATAAATACAACGCTGATACCATGTCTACTACATCTAAGTCCACTCCTACACTTTATTATACCAAGTGGGATTGCGTAAAGAATCAGGCTTCAGCGGCTAATGCAATCATGGCTAAGAGTTCTTCCGCTTCCGACACTACACAGACCTTGCTTGTAAGGGGGATTGTAAGTGATGTTGAGACCTATGAAACACTTTCTTTCAGCGGTGCAACGGTAGTAACAGCGACTAATAGTTATTCACAGATACTTGCTCTCTCTAAATCTGCGGCAACCGTGGGAAAGGTTACTGTCTACGATAATGACGGCACTACGGTCATAGCTGAAATTCCTAAAGAAAATCTTATTAGCAGGTATTTAAGATTATTATTCCACTGGTGTCCTTCCGGTACTTCTACTTATCACGTCAGAGGAAAAAGAAGAGTTCTTCCTTTATCCCAGACAGATGACTACCCTGCAATAGATTGCGCCACTGAATTAGAAAAAGGTGCAACCGCTGATGCGTGGAAAGAAAAAAGACAGTTTGCCAAGGCAAGTGAGTTTGAAGCAGAATACCAGATGATGAAACAAAAGAAAATATTTGAAAGAATGAATAGACCGAACATGATTCACCAGTCCATTCCACTTCCGCTTGATAGAAACGAGGGGATTCTATGACAGGTAGAGATGACCCAAGATTAGTTGCAATCCGTAGAGACCTTTCTGGTGGAGTAAATTCACGTCAGGAAGGAACTATAATCGGGGAGAACCAATGTACTTTGCTTTATAACGTAGACTTGGGAACACCTGGTCAGACAAGTAAAAGACCAGGTTCTACTCTGATAGGTAATGATGCTTCTGTGAACACTTTCGCCGCTTTGCATAACTACGAAAGACAGGGTTACACCTCTTCATTGATAGCTTATGACGATACACGGTTGATTGAATGGGCAGGTTCAGGAAACTGGGCGGCAATCACCGACAGTTCATTTACTACCGCACAAACAGACGTGGGGATTATCTCTGCCAAGGAAAGCGGTCATGTTCCAGATGATGTTTTCATAGTCCAGAACGGAACAGATAATGCGTGTAGGTTTACCAAAAATAGTTCCGGTGTATGGAGTAAGGAAGATTTAGGAGATACTGCAAACAGTCCACCATTGACAACGGTCATGTGCTGGTATGGAAATAGAATATGGTGTCTTAAAAACGACTTGCTTTATTATTCTAATGCTTATCCTGCCACTTATTCTTCTACCTTTGATAGGTCTACAAGCATATTCCGTATTCCCGTAGGACAGGAAAGAGGGTTAGTTCCCACGAGAGATTTAGGGATAATCGTAATGGGTAGAGACCAGATATGGGGATTCGCCCCCACTACGACTCCTGCGGCTACGGATAAACCAGAGCCTATCGTAACTAACAGGGGGGTGGTTTCTAAGAAAGGTTGGGTAAACGCCGGTGATGATATTTATTACTTCGCACAAGACGGTTTCAGAGCGTTAAAAAGAACGGTTCAGGATAAACTTCAGGCAGGTGCGGATTACCCTATTTCTTACTTCCTTAAAGACGAGTTTGACAAGATAAATTGGACATACATAGACCGTTTAACCATGGAGTATTTTGACAACAAGATATTCATAGGCGTTCCCACGGGTGCGGCAACATTCGATACTTGGGTATTCTATCCAGCTACCAATTCTTTTATGATTATTACAGGGTGGCTTCCCCGACAATGGGCTAAATATAGAGTAGGCGGAGAGGAAAGATTATATTACGCAATCCACGGCAACGGTGCGGTATATAGAGCGTGGTATGGATATACAGATGAGGGTGCTACTACAACCACAGGAACGGCAATTAACTATCAGGAAGAAGGAAGAAAAGAGGATTTAGGTCAACCATTAGTTACTAAGTTCGGGGGTACTCTAAAGATAAGGGCAATATCAAGCGGTGATTATACGGTAACGATTTCCGCTTCCATAGATGACCAAGCATACAATTTATTAGGCACTCTTGCCTTACAAGGCACTTCTCCTACCTTACCGGCAACACTTCCCTTTACTTTGGCAGATACAAATATCGTAGAAGATTCATATTCCTTAGACGCACTTGGGGAATGGAGAAGTATAAAGATTAAGTTACAACATAATGCGGCAAACGGTTCTGATGACATTATTTTCTTGGAAAGAAGCATAGCCACTTTTGCCTGTGAGTATCAAGATGAATAGGGATTTACACAGAGAGAGTTGTTTTAAAGATGAATATGGAATTGAAGCACAGATACATTCCCAATGTTGGTTCAATCCTGACAAGACTTACGACAGGGTAAAAATAGATTTTATGATAAACGGGAAGAATTATTCATTAGTAGAGTATATGAAAGGAAATGCCACGGATTATGTATTCCTTTTAAATGGTATGGAGAAGTTACATTTTGATAAATTCATAGACGCAGAAAAGAAATTAGTGGAAATATTAAAGGAGAAATGATATGTGTGCGACTTTGGCAAAAGGGTATGTTTTTGGGGCTACCGAAAGCGTAACGAATACAAAATTACATTTACTTGTTGATAGTGGTTCAGTAGGTGCTATCTCTAATGCGGATATAGCCAATGACGCTTCTATTGCTGACAGTAAACTTGCTTCTATCTCTACGGCAGGAAAGGTCAGTGGTGCGGCAATCACTACATTGACAAGTGTTCCAAGTGGGGCAGGTATTATACCCGTAGCGAATCTTGGAAGTGGAACAGGAAGTTCTTCGAATTTTTTAAGGGGCGATGGTGCTTGGACAGCAATCGTAACCCCACCTACAGGTTCAATCACCATGTGGGGTGGTGCATTGGCGAGTCCACCTACGGGTTGGTTAGTCTGTGATGGTAGCGAAGCATCTCAAACAACCTATGCAGCATTATACGCAATATGTGGAACGATATGGGGTGCTGGTGGAACAGGGACTTTTACCCTTCCCAACTTCACTAACAGATTCCCTTACGGTGCTAATATTGGAAGTAGTGCAGGAAATGCTGATGTGGGTAGTGCTGGGGCAGGAAACGCTCTTTCTGGTAATGATACTTTAGTTAAGATTCTTAGTACAACTGCTATGACTGAAGGTGATTCTGGCTCTCAGCATCCTTCTAACTGGAAAAAAACAGAGAGTGTTATGCCCCCTTACTTGGCGGTGGGTTATATAATTAAAACATAGGAGATATATGGCAGCAGCAATAGTAAAAGGTCAGACGTATGGCGTTACGGAACAATTAACGAATACAAAGTTACATAACCTTGTAGACTTGGCTACAATTTCAGGAATAATCAATGCCGAGATTTCCGCTTCAGCGGCGATAGATGAAAGCAAGTTGAGTTTAACGGGTTCAAAATTAGTAGTTCCCTTGGTATTCTGGGAAGGGGATATAGTTTCTTGGGAAGATGAAGCGGTTTATAGTTAGGAGGTAATAAAACAATGGCTAATCTTAAAGAAAAATCAGTAAGTTTATTAAGCACTACAACGGTTGCTTTAAATTCAAACGCAGATACTACCATATACACCGTTCCTGTAGGAAAGAGGTGTATTCTTCATAGTGCTATCTTGGTCGTAGGCGCAAATGCTTCCACGACAACCATAAGCATAGGTCAAGATACAGCAGAAACAGATTTCGTAGCGGCAACTCATTTAGATGATTTAGATTTACAATACGATTCTTGTGTCTTGCAACCTCTCCCCGTATTAGACCATGTCAACTGTCTGAAGTCTTACGCAGCAGGAACGGTCATACAAGCGGCAGTTACCAATCAGGCGGGCGGGGCGACGAATACTCTCTATTTATTCGGGCTTTTATATTAAGAATAATATGCCGAAAGGATTAAAGGGGTTTCAGAAGGGTCATAAAATAAATATTGGTAAAAAATATTCTATTGAAAGAATTAAGAAAATTTCTGATGCTCAAAAGGGTAAATATATTTCACCTGAGACTAAAAACAAAATAAGGGAAGCAAGGTTAAAGCAAATTATGCCTCAATGGGTTCACGATAAAAAAAGTAGAACAATGAAGGCTCTTGGTGCTAACCATTGGACTAAACGGGTAGAAGTAAGAAAAAGAATAAGCTTGGCAAGATTAGGAAAACCAGTTTTTAAAATGAGAGGAGACAGACATTGGAACTGGAAGGGTGGTATTACTCCTCATAATAGAAAATTAAGATGTTCTTTGGAGTATACTCTTTGGAGAAGAGCTGTTTTAAGTAGAGATA